TATACGAAGAATGGTGATTCTTCAGGAGCCAATTCAGCAACTCGATCACTAAAATCGTATAACCGTCTTCTATCAGGAGCTTGACCTACACCTGCGCTAGTTGCAGCAGCCGTAATATTACTAGAGAGTTTAGTTCCCTGTGTAATAGCCATTTAATAACCTCCGTTATTTTTTATTTTAAAGTAATCTTCCTGCGTTGCCAGCTTTTAAAATTCTATCCCACGAAACATCTAACTCGCTTTTTACCTTAGGATCTCCTCCTTGTAAAACGCCAGCAGACATAGGGATTGATTGAGTCTCTGTCACAGCTTGTAAATTTTCAGATGGTTGAGCATTAACACCTTTGTTATAATGCTGTCTATAAACATTGATTAATAATTCAACTGGCAATTGATCTCTTGGAGTCATTGCGAAGTTAATAAATTCATCAATTTCATTATCATCTGCCATACCATACTTAGATTTTAACTCACCTTTTAAATTTTGCATAGCAACTTGACTTTGGATACCAGCCATCTGTTCAGAGACTGCTTCGTTAACCAAAGCCTTTTCCTTCTCTACTCGTAACTTGTACGAAGGAGAGTCGGGTTTATAATAGGCTTCCCACGGGTCAAATGAGGCTTCGTCAACAGTATTATCTGTAGGCGAACTCGATGTATCACCACTAACAGGCTTATTCTGTAATTTATCTTGAAGAGCTTGAACTACATCTGGTCTAGATTCTAGAACCTGCTGTAACTGCTTTAAAGGCTCAAGAGATTCAACTTGCTTTTCAAGCGAAGCGTAATCTGCTTTTTGCTTATCATACATAGACTGAAACTTTCTAGTCTCTTGTTCCCAATCAGTTCCGTAATCAACTTGAGATTCGTCACCTTCAGCTACAATTTCAGTTGGTTTTTTATGACCTTGTTCATCGACTTCTTCTTTTACGTCTTGAGGACTTTCATCACTAACTATCTCTACGTCTGGCATCGATATTGACATTCCTTCATTATCTCTAGCCAGCCTATCCTCATAAGTCTGTTCTGTGCTTTGTGTTGCTTGGTCTTCCATATTTCCTTTCCGAATCTTCTTACTCCTTTATAAACCATACCTTTCGATATTTTCCAGGTAAGACTTGACTCTAGTTTTGTTAACCTTCAACGCCTTCTTCGGCACCCACTATGCCTTCCTTAGTATTAGCGTACCTAGCTTGTAAATCAGCTTTATCGATTACATTTTCCATCCGATTCAGATTTTTTCGTTCTTTATCTTTTATTTGATTAAGAGCGGAATCAAGATTTGTCTTGAATTTCTGAGTGATAGTTTGTTTTCTAGCATTTACTGCTTCACGTTCTGACGTTTGCAAATCACCACTTAGTTTCTTAACCTGTTCTTCAAGTTGTTGTATGTAACCCTGCATCTGACTCATAGCACCTTTACGCTTTAATACACCTTCTTTGTCATAGATTTCTGATTTTTTCAGAACCTCGACATCGTCCACCAGACCCAACTTGTAAGCATCTAAATACATATTGTATTCAGCCATCTTATTAGACGGCAATGTTGAGCCTGATACTATTCTAATATCATGCTGACCTAAACTAATGTCATTATCAATTGTTTGTAACTCATTCGTCTTATCGTCATAGAGCCTATTATTAATAGTAAACTCAGATATGTCATTATTAGGTTGCACGATTCTAAAAGTCTTTTTAAAGTTATAATGTCCTTTAGCAAAGTTATAAACTACTCTGCCAAGAATATCCAAACTTCCCTCTATATCCCTAAGTTTTGAGCGACCACGGCTTTCTCCCATCTCCTGTAAAAGATACGTTCCTCTAACTGTATCTGGAGCACCGCTTTTAAATCCCTGCATTAACTCGGATATACCAAAATTTAAATCTATATAAAACTCTACCCTCGATATCAATCCATAAAACTCAGAAGCCAAAGGTTGTGGAGCTGGATAATGAGGTTCACCAAACTCTGGATTGTACTCAATAACAGCATTAGGGTTAGCCCAATCTCTCTCTAATTGACCTAAGTCGTCAACGCTTCCTTCTGGAACTAATAGCTTTAGACCAGCTGAGGCTTGTGCATGGCTTAATGTCAAAGAGAATAATTTATTAATTAATCTCTGAGAATCTTTAACTTTAGTTACATCTGATTTTGGATATGGAGTATTAGTCCAAATGTTTGGGACTGGTATAATTGGATATGTATCCGTATTGAGAACTTGCTCATATAATAAAACTTGTCCTACAGTTGCAACATGGTTGATCCTAGTCTGTAGAACCTCAACTGCCTCGATCAGTCCCGACTCGATTAAGTGTGAGTTTTCAGCCAATACTTTTTCAAAAGATTGTAAATCAACAATTTTTTCTTCTTGAGTTTCTTTATTGAATAATCTATAATAAGGAACTTTGATTTTAGAAAAGCGTTCAATCACTCTATATTTTTCATACCCTCCTCTATCATAATCCTTTACAACGTCTGGAGTAAATGATGAAGATGAGTTTTTCTTTTTAGATGCTGGATAGTCTTCTTCTTCTGTAGAACTATCAATACTATCTATAATTTCTTCAAGTTTAGGATATAATCCTAGCAATTGATCTTTTGTTAATATTGTGGAAAGAAGCATTGAAGATGCATCTGCATAGTATCTATCTCTAGATGCAGGATCAACATATACTCTAAAAGGATTTACGCTTGTTACTTTTACATCGCCTCTACCGAAGTCTGACTCCGTATCTACATATACATAAAAATAACCCAAACCAGAAACAGAGTAGTCATGAACCACTTGCTTAAAGTGAGTGTTACAATCTGAGATGTCCCAGACATATTCTAATATTGTTCTCCAAACATTTGAAAGCTTGTAGTCAGAATCTTCTCTGGCTACTGCTGAAAACTTAGGATTTCTAGATGTTAATAATGATTTTAACTTATCGACCGCAGCATATACCCTGTCAATAATAAAATCACCTTGTCCAACGGATTGCAAAACCTCAGATTCTTCTGTTGAATAATGATTGCCAAGTGAAAAATCAATGGCATCCCTAGCTTCAACTTCCCAATTCGATCTTGCATCCCTCCACCTTCTCCAAAGTTCTCTGTTTTTTTGAGCTTCATCGTGCTCGGCAAAAGTTTCTACGTAATTAATGGTAGGCTCCTTAGATATCTATGCTATATAATATAGTATAAAAAGGTTAATAAGTCAAGTATTATTTTAAATTCTTTGTCCAGTTATCCAACTTCTAACTTTAGATTTTACTTTTTTAGCGATATCTGAATTTTCCTGTACATTAAAATCTTTAGATTCAAAGCTTTTACTTATTGGAGATCTTGCATTTGTAACCGAATACCAAAGACCATCAAGTAAGTCATCATTCTTTCCTTTTGGAAAATGAAACATTTCATCAATTATTTCTTGATGATGTTTTTTTATATATAATTTACCTCTATTAACAAGAGGGCAAAGAGTAGATTCCAACCTATCTTCTTTTTTTATTCCATGTGGAGGTCTAACTCCTCTTGCAAGTCCTGGTGCCATCTTTCTATCAATTCCACTCATTTGATTCACAGAGTCTTTAATAATTCCTTGCGCTCCTACGTGCTCTACGTTTACTCTCCTTATAGGAGAGTAAAGCCTAGCAAGCTCAAATATCTTCTTTGGCATCTCATACAAAGGTAGGTGTTCGTGATAATAATCAATCACATAAAAATTCTTTTCGCTATCAACAGCAGTAACCATTATAACTTGATAATCATTGTTAGCATTAGACTCGTAAGCTAAGTCTACTCCCATATAAATATTTACAGGAATAATTGTATCGCCATTTTTTAAATAAGCTTGGTTCGCATTACTGACTAACTCATAATCATGTTTTTGTATTTTATCTATTTTAAATTTTGCAGTTGCCAAGTCTCTAGCATCATTCATGTACTCTTGTGCAAACTTATGTAATTGACCTACGTTTTCATAATCTTTTCTTATTTGATTTATTTTTTCTTTTGAAAAGTAAGAAGCCCACAATGGATTACCGTCTTCTAATACTCTGTGAAATATTACATCCCAAGTATATGATTCCTTTTTTTCTTTTGCTTCTAAGTATCCGTCGTATATAGCTTGCAATGCAGAATCGTAATGGACTATTGTTCCAATCAGCCAAATAGCTCCTTCGTTTCCTTTTGATTCTTCAAGAGATGGATATACTGTTGACATGAGCCACTCTTTAATTTCTCTACGTCTGTCTGGAGTTTTAGTATTTAACTCAGATTCAAAGTCATCAAGAATAATTTTTGTATATCTTGTTCCAAGTTCAGATCTACCACGAAGCCTCTGACTAGTTCCTTTAGCTATTATTCTATCTCCTCTGCTAGTTGTTATTTCTTTCTCAGTCCACTTATCTCCAACTAAATCTCCAAAGTAATAATTTAAAGCATTGTTATATTCAATATGATTTTTAATATATTTTAGATGGTCTACTGCTTGCCCTTGCTCTTCTGAAACCCATGCTGCAAATTCTTTTTTCCCTTTGGGATTAAAATATATCTTATGCATCAATGCTGCCTTAGCCATCGTAGATTTAGAATGACCACGAGGCAATACAATACATAGTTTTCTAATATCAGAATCTAAAAGCTTCTTACCAACTTCATAATGAAATGGAGCAGGAGATGACTTCATAAAATCTTCTGGCAAAAATAGCTGTCCGAAAGCAATTAGATCTTGAGATGCTAATCCCAATACTCTATCTTTTTCTTTTTGCTTATCTGAGTTTATATTAAAATTATCTATTGTACCAATCTCCGCTTTTTATCTCTGTAAACATACTACTTCTTTGAAGTAATTCATCTCCAGCAACATAAATCCATACATTCTCTGTATCTCCGTCATCCATCTTAACTTCCGCTTTTACTCGTCTATACAATCCAGAAGCCACACCCTCATATATATCATATCTTTTTATATCATCTTCTGTAACATCATGAACCTCAACAACAGTTCCCTTGCCTTTTTTATTTTGTATAACAGCTGGAAATTGCTTATGACCTGGATATACAAGTGAAGAGTTTTCTAAAACACCTGTGTTTTTATTTCCACTCCTTAATGTTCCATATACAGCTAATTTCATTTTTTTGTTTTTGCTTTAGGCTTTGCTTTCTTTTTTCTTAAATCAAATTTTATATTACCTATACTAAAGTTTGAAGGATAATCTCTTTCTCCAATAACTTGCAACGTAAAAGCATCAAAAGATTCTTTATTTATAAAATAACGAGATATATATTCTTTTATTACTTCATCTTTTAAATCATCATGTACTTCTACTTCTAGATCAAAATTAACTTTTTTCATTAAGATATTCCTATTATGTTTGGTATTCCTAAGTGTTCAAATCCTAGTTCGTGATTATATATTGTCATACATTCAACGCACTGTGCATAGTATTGATTTGTATCAATATCTCTGATGACAACATAATTGCCATCCAATGGAATGTTACAAAGCTTACAGTCTTTAGACCTCAACTTCTCTTTCAGCCGACGCAAGTTTCTTGACATTTCCTCCTCCAATAGCATCTAATTGTTCTTTGGTAAACCCTTGAAAGACAGCAACAGACTCTTGCCTTTTTTCTGTATCCATCATTCCACTTATTTGCATTAATGTTTTTAAAGCCTGTATCTTATCTCTATCTTGAGAATCTTCTTTATCAATAACGTGTCTCATTTGCTCTAATAGATATAAAGGAGTTATCTCAGCAGCGCTTAATACCTTATCTATTTCTTCTCTAATCATTGTTTGAATCCGTTTAGCCTTCATCAGTATCTTGGCTTGACCTTCAGCGTAAGGTCTGTTATTTGTAGGAAATGCTTTTACAAAAGCATCTATTAAGTTTTCACCTTTTGCTACGTATTGAGCAAAAAGAAACTCTCTTTGTGTGGTGTTCTTTTTATTAACTTTATGATCGTATGCACTTTTATCAAGCAAACCAAATGAATAAAGATTTTTTCTTGGTTTACCTTCAATTTTTACACCATCAGCGCAAATAAAAGTTCCGAGAGCAACCCTAACATAATAGTTAGTTACTTTATCTTTTGCTTTATTAAGCATCTTCCCACGTTTCAGCACTTGACAAACTTGACCATCGTCTGAAACTACCCAGCTACCTTCGGTGCCTTTCCTCCAATTATCAACTACCTCAAGGTCAGGGTTTCTCTCTTTGAACTCTTCTTTACTACTATAAATCGGATGATTTATTTTATTAATTTTTCTAAAAATCATTTATAGCCTTACTACTAATATAATGGAAAATGACATAAAAGTCAAGTTATCTTGCAACTGACCTCTTAGAAACTTCTCTACTAGCCTGGTTTTCTTTACTTCTAATGTATGGAGAATTACATCCACCACAAACATATAAATTAAACTTACTGGTTCCAGTATAGTAAAACTTTCCAGTCTCTTTTAATGATTTACTTCCACATACAGTGCAAGCGTCTTCATCCATCATTACAGCTATATTAGGATGCGATCTCATATAAGGTCTTAGTTTTAAATATAATTGCTCTAGACCTATAACATCATGCTTATTATACTTAAGCATTCTATCTAAAGCTTTTTTATCTCCACGCATACAATCAACCCACAATTGAAAGTCAGTACTTAACTTTTGTTCTATCTTTAAAAATTTAGTTAAGAAGTCTTGTTTGTTAGATGAGAAAGAAAATTCTCTTCTAGCTGCTTTTAACGTATCAATTGTTTTAAATGGTAACGGAGCATTTAATCCATTTGCAATAAACCTAGTACTCAACTTAGGTAAATCAAATCTATCTCCGTTATGTGCTATAACAATATCAGCTTTATCCAACAATTTCCAAACAGAACTTACAATTCTTTTATCTTCTCTATTCTTTGCCTCGGCTGGAGTTATAACATCGCTCAAGACGTTATCGTCATACAGCCATTTAGCAGACCAACTAATAAGATGCCAGTCCATAAGTACGTTATTGTCGGTTTTCATTATTGTATTATGACCAACGTATTGTTTTCCAAGACTCCAGACCCACACACCCATAGGGGTAGTCTCAATATCTACTATCAATACCTTAGGTAGTTTATATACATCTAAATTACCGTAAGCCTTTTTACAGCCTAGGTTTTCAATCTTTCTAGTTACAGCCTTGAAACTTCTTTTATATCCAGCTTTTTCCAGGTCGTCCTGAATATCGCGTCTTGTTTTATGATTTCGTTCATAAGATCTTACAATGTCGATTTCTTCTGAAGTCCATTTTTTTAAATTCATTTTTTATTCCGATTAGTTAGTAGTTTTATAAATAACTTTATTAGCCTAGCTTCTATTCTTAAACAAAAACTTCTTACTTTCCTCATTAGTCCCTATTCCTACGTTGCCTTCTTTTTCGCCCTGAAAGCTCTTTTTTTTGAACTTCCGTAATCCATTGTTCAAAATGTCTAGATAATGGATATTTCTTTTTATTATCACACCCTAAGCTTCCATCATTATGAATAAATCGTACACTTCCTTCATAGTCCCAAACCATCATAATATTGTGATAATCTTTTGTAAATGGTTTATTACAAGTATCACAATACATTTTTAATACACCATTTTTATTTTCTATTAATTTCAATTTATTTTCCCCATTTTGCTTCCGAGACTAATTGAGCTATTATTCCATAAATAGATAAATCTATAAAAGCATCTAGATATGTTTCGTTCTTAACAGCATTCTTACCATTATTTTTAATAATTATGTTTTTCAACCTATTGATCTTATCGTTCATCCTAATTACCAATCCAGTCAAAGATACCATACGACCCTCTTTCGTATCCATGTCTTCTCCTAAAGTAATATTAGAACTTCCATAGTCATACTGCTTTCTACAAAACAACTTCCACTCTTCCTCAAGTATCTCCTTAAACCTTTTAGACATTTCTGGATATGTTTTATCTATGTATTCAATTACATCGGTATCATTCATATTCTCTATCTCCCTTGGTTTCTAATTGACGGAACAACTATTCTCTCAAAATACTCACAGCCATTATCAACGACACATGGTTTTCCCTGTAACTTAGAATCCACAAGCATTACTAGCTCTCCGTCGACTCTAGGCATCATACAACCCAGGCAATCACCAGCATCCCAATTAGCACAATGAGTACGTGCATCGTTTTTACTGTAACTTTTCATATAGACAATATATGTATAAAAGACTATTAATGCAAGAAATAAAAATAATTAATGTTTTTACTTGACTTTCACTGGATTAACTCTTATATTGTATATAGCTTAAGTGGTTAAATATTTAATATATATACTATTAAAAAAGATATTATTAACATAATATCCAAAAAGAAAGGAATTGTATGACTTGGTTTTATTTGCATTGTGTGGCAGCTTTGGTTATTATAGTCGCTGATTACAAAGGAACGCTAGAACCAGCTGTAAACGCTTTTGAAAAGAAAATAGGTATTTACAATGAACCAGAAGAAAAAGAGGTCGATGAAGAAAAAAAGAGTGAGGAGATAGATAATGAGCGTGAAAGGTGATAAAAGCAGAGTTACCGATCGTACTCGTTATGAAAAAAATTATACAAAAATATTTGGGAATTGGGTAGAAACAAAAACAACAGTTCCAGACCTAAAAAGAGAGAAAAAGTTGAAAAAACAAAAAACGCCTAATTTACTATAAAAACTAACAAGTTGGTATCTATACTCGAAGAAAGTAAAAAGATCGATTTAAACTATAAATTTGGGACAAATAAGACTATATCTATATTAGACCTGAACCCTATGTTTTAGATTCTAGGCAAAAGTTATAAAAAATGCAGTATTTTGTGTGTTGATCTTATTATACTCAGTACCCCTCCCCACCTATTCTATTCCAATACTAATGTTTAGTTGAAAAATGTGTAACTACGTTACCCTAAAGAAACTATAAGAAATAAAAAGGTATACTTCGTATACATAAAGAAACTATAAGAAATAAAAGAAGGTGTACTTCGTACCCTATACTATCCCCTCGCAAAAAAAAATTTTCTCTCGGAGGCTCGCACCTCTCGCACCTTGCACCTCTCGCAACGTCGCACCTCTCCAAGTCTTATTATATAGAGACTTACAGCGTCTAAAAATAATTTGAATTGAGACATTATTATTTAGGTTTTCTCGCATAAATTGCTTAATATTATATATGATAATTGACGAAAAAAAACCAATAACACAGGAGACAAATAAAATGTCTAAAAATACAGAAGTGCCTAAACAGGCTAAAATAATCGTGACTGGTAAAATCTCGCTTGAAGAGTATAACGACAAGCAAGAATTAAACGCACTATTAATCGAGACTGGTAAACAAGAAAAATATGACTTGTCTAAAGCCGAGGTTAATTTTGGAGACTTACCAACACAGTTCTTAAATACTGAACATGCTTCACCCGAGAATATAGCCTTAAAGGAATTTATCGAGACATATGGGAGACAATTCTTTTTCAAGGATATGAACGGAAACGAGGCTGTCATTAGAATAAATGGAGCTAAAGTCTCTAAGGACTAGATCCAGATCAGGAACGCTTGGAGCTAAGGGTAGGTTCGATTCCTACCCGTTCCTCTATACACATATAAACACACTAACCAAAGGACAGTCTATGAACGATAACGACAGAGAGAGTCAATACTTTCTAGAGAAATCCAAGCTAGAGGGAGAGATTAAATCTCTACAATCTAAGCTAGAGAGTCTAGAGAGTAAGAGAGTAAAAGAGAATATAGTCGTAGCCAGATACGAGATTGCGAAAGTATCTAGTAAGTGGGTTCTCTACACGCCAAGAGATAGAGAGATTTCAAGAAAGACTCTAAAGGATTTGATAGAGTTATTTATGGATTATAGAGAATTTCACTACGAGCAAGGCGAAGCTATCTCGATATATGACAGAGATAGAAAGATATTACACGAGGGATTCCCCTCAGCCTACAAGTTATTAACCGAGACACTAGTAGATAGAGAGAGAATACAAGCTAGGCAAAAGAGATATAGAATTACAAATAATGAGAGAATCAAGGAAGTTAAGAAACACGACCCGAAGATTCTACGACCAATACACAGAGACGAAAGGACATGGTAGACAAGATGAAAGTAGACTGGAAAGAATTAGCGATTTTTATAATCCTAATAGAGAGCGTTTTAGCTCTAGTAATAGTAGTTAATCTATAAACCAAACAGGAGACAATCATGACTAGAGAGTTTAAAAAAGATGGTAGCATAGAGCTATCCTGGAGAATCACAGAGTTTGATACTCTATTTAGACGTAGATATTATGGAGTGACACTAAGCGAAGCTAAGGATAAGTTTCGTAGAGAGATCAGATCGGAAATAAAGCTGCTTAGAGAGAATAATTGTTGCAATAACTCTTGTGGGTGCTAGAGAATATACATCTCTCCACAAGCCTATTGCGTCTATATAAAATAAGTGTTAAATTAAAGTATAATTTATATGCGTAAAATCTATAATATACCAATTCCACCCTCTACGAGAGAACAAGCTAGAGAGTGGATGATGCGTAGATTCAAACTAAGCAAGAGAGATGCTAGTAAATATACACTCAAGAGAGTGAGAGCAATATTTTACTCAGAGATAAACAAAAGGAGATAGTATGTGGATAGTAGAATTTACAGATGGAGAGACAAGTTGGTGCCAGGGAATCGCAGCTGTCTCGGAAGAAGAATTGTACGACAGACTTGAATGGGAGTTCCCAGAGTTTGACATAATTAACATAAGGAGAATCTAATATGATAGAAACATTAAAACATATACTAGGTGTATGTGGAGAGGGTCATGGACTTCTACACGCTATGTACGTATTTGGTGCATTTCTAGGCACTATGGCTCTATATGTCTATAAGTCTATGAAGTGGTGGATTAAAGACAACATTTTTAATAGATAGATGCAGACATTTTTACCCTACGAGGATTTTACTCTCTCTGCTCAAGTCTTAGATTATAAGAGACTAGGTAAACAGAGAGTCGAAGCTCTACAAATATTTAACGCTCTATCTGGAGTACCTACAAAGACAGGTAGAAGCTATAGAGGGTGGCTAAATCACCCTGCCGTGACTATGTGGCGTGGCTACGAGGAAGCCTTACTTCTCTACAAGAACAAGATGATCGAGGAGTGGATTCTGAGAGGTTATAATAATACTATGGAAATGATAGGAGTCTCAGAAGATGTAGAGATGCCACATTGGTTAGGTAACGAGAGATTTCATGCTTCTCACAGAAGCAATCTACTGAGAAAAGACAAAGAGTTCTACTCACAGTATGGTTGGAGAGAACGTGATAACCTAGAGTATTACTGGATATAGAGATGTTTATATGTAGTAATACTTTAACAACGATAGAAAGGAGATTCTATGTGTGGACTAGCTGGTTTCGCCAAAAAGCCGTACGAGCAAAACAGGCACCAGATGAGAAAAGTTCGTAAGATATCTAAGTCTCTACTAAGAGGTATTGCCGATAGAGGCAAGCACTCTACGGGAGTATCAGTTATCTCAGAAAAAGATGAGCCTATCATATACAAGACTCTACAGAGTTCTGATGTATTTGTAGACTCACCAGAGTATAACAAGATATCTAATGAATATAGATATGATACTAGTATATGTATGCTCCATACGAGACACGCTACAGAGGGAGCCATTACAGCTCGTAATGCTCACCCATTTGTAGTGGGTAATACGATTGGTGCTCATAATGGTATGATATACAATCACGAGGACATAGACGAAAAGCATAAAGAGTTATATGAGGTAGACTCTCAATACTTGTTTCATTTTATAAATGATAACGAGAGTTTACAGAAAGCTCTAGATGAGATATATGGAGATTATGCACTGTCTTGGATAAAAAATTCTAAGACTGAACTTAATCTATTACATGAGGGAGGTAGAGACTTAGCAGTTGCCTATTGGAAAAAAGCTAAGGTATTATTCTACGCCTCTACCAAAGAACATCTCAAGAAGGCTCTATCTAAATATGGAGTCAAGGCTTATATATATGATGTTACGATAGATACACATTATATATATGATGTAAATAAGTTCTCTGATACAGGCACCAACGCTAAGTTAGAGAAGATAGAGTCTAATACATTAGAGTACAACTATACTCCTCTCAAGAATTACTATGGCTACAATTCTTACGACTATTTTAATAGTACAGAGTTTGTAGATTATTCTGAGAGACCTATTTGTATATATTGTAATAAAAAGACAGAGTATATAGACTTAATCAAATATGGAGAAGACTACTCTTGTCTAGATTGTGAAGTAGATAGAACTAATCTAGATAGTAAGATTAAAGATGTAGGCTTAGACTGTTGTATCTGTGGAGACTATGCAGACATAGCAAGGAGAGAGGGTGATTACTATTACTGTGAGAGTTGCCACGGAGACGTAAAGATAGATGAGCAACTTCAGATAGAGGGAGGTTCTTATGGCTCTGCTTACAAAAAGTGGATATAAAAAGAAAAAGAGAATGGCTGTTATTGTAGGGATAGATTCTCCTATAAAGATAAAGTCTAAGAGATATGTAATGGAGATGCTCTATAATAGAGCTAAGAAAAATCCATTCGTAGAATCTGAGAATATCGAGGAGTATATGTCTCACTTAGCAGATAGAATCTCTGAGGTCAATGGCGAGATCGTAGATGACCTATCTCCAGAGAATATGTATCGTACACTAAAACGTATTGGTTGGTTAAGAGAGATATCACACTCTGTGTTTATCTTAATCTCTGCTAGTCATTATGCTATATCATAGGAGTATATATGCCTACAGATAATAATAATGATATGGTTAGAATAGACCCAGATGTGAACGACCCTCTATTAAAGACAGACTCTATTCCTGTTGAAGAAGAGAATATAAAGTGTGAAGCTTGTCAAGGAATCATCTCTGAGAGTGAGCGTGTTTGTGGCTTTCATGGAGAAGACTATTGTGAAGATTGCTATGAAGAGAGACATTGCGAATGCCAGTCTTGTTGCGATGATTACCCCATTGATGACGTATACACTATGGATGGAGAGACATATTGTGATGATTGTTATCACGAGATATTCACATATTGTGAGAGTTGTGATAATACTGTCAATAGAGACTACGCTTTATGGTCTGAGACACACCAAGAATACTACTGTGAGGATTGCTATCCTGGAGAGGGAGAAGATGTAGACTTAGATAGTTATGGTAATGTAGACTTACACGAGTCTAAATGCTTTAATAGAAATAAGTTTAGCAGAGCAGTAGGCTTAGAGCTAGAAGCTGTGAATGATGACTATGAAGCTATGGAATACGGCTACTACGAAAGTAACTGGGAGTTTAGAAACAACTGGAGAGTAGTTCATGATGGAAGTATAGATTCTGGAGATGGTGTTGGCAGAGAATTTATAACTAGAGGTGGTTTATCTGGAGATGAGCTATACCAATCTATTGATAATATCACTACAGATTTAAAACGAATAGGGTGGTCAGTCAATAGAAGTTGTGGTATGCATATACACATAGACGCTAGAGACTTAAAGTGGAGAGAGATTAAATATATATTAGCAGTCTCAAAGCTAAGTGAACAGATAATATATAAGATGCTACCAGACTCTAGGAGAAATAGTAGGTGGTGTAAAAGAATACCAATGACTATGGAACACATAATGGATATTTGTGATGACCAAGATTTCATAGACACTTGGTATCAAGCGTTCGATACTTACCCCTCTTACGAGAAGTATAATGATGCTAGATATTGTGGAGTTAATATGCACTCTAGGATAATACATGGCTCTATAGAGTTTAGACATCACTCTGGAACACTAGATGCAGAGAAGATTATAAATTGGATAGAGATATGTCAGAGAATAGTTGAAGCAGGAATAAAACTAGCTAGACTAGACAGAGGTAATATAACTACTTTCAACGAGTACAAAAAGACCTATGCACTAAACCAATACATAGAGGCATCTAAAACCTCAATGACTCCATTAGCTGTAGATGAATTCTTCCACCTATTAGAAGTAGACTCAGAACTAAGAGCCTACATGATGAAAAGAATATTAAAATTCTATAACCCTGAAATAGTTGGAGAATATACAGAAATAGGAATAAACATATAGGAGAGAATATGGACACAAAGAATATGAACTCTGCTATACATAAGGTACTTGATATGTATGGCATCAGCGAGATAAAGAAAGTAAACATAAAGTATAATAACTTTAGACATAGGATAACATTCATAGATAATATGGATAGAGAAATAGAAATGCAGCTCAATGTTCCAGAGACAGATACATGGTACGAGCTTTACACATCTGAGATCGATACAGAGAAGATAGAATCTGTTTACTCTGGCTTGGAATTGACAGATGTATATGAAAAAGCTAAAGAGGTATTCAAGGATAAGACTGATGATATAGAGCTTGTGTTTATAGAGAGAATGATAGGTATAGAGAATAAAGAGCCAGAGGTAGATAGGCAATTTAAAACAATAGTAATGGAGGAGGAGTGATGGGAGATGTGTTAACAGATAAAGAATCAGATAGACTAGAGAAACGTCTATCGGATATAGAGATAGAACAAAGACAGGCATGGGGTTTACATAGGATTAGTGGAGGTTTTGTCAATGCAGAGTTTGATTATGTAGATGATGATAAAATATATATAACACTAACAGATGGTATTCAAAGTGATTGTCAGAACACAACTAACGTAACGCATTGCTCTCTATGGAGAGATAATTTAGAATGGACAGATTAAAAAAACAGAAAGGGATTGTAATGGGAAATGTATACCACGGAAATGTGGAGACTAAGAGTAAGAAGAAAACTTATTACATAAGAGCAGATAAGTTTATAGAGTGGATGTATAACAACGAGAGAAATAATATCGCTGAGAAATTAGATTTAGCTGATGAGTTACTCTCTAATATGGAGAATGGAGATAGTAGTGTCGATAAGAATTTAGACGACGTATTACAAGCTGTTTTACAGTTAATACCAACCTCTATAATAGAAGGATATAATAATGATTATGGCTGTCAATTAAAAGACTTGAGAGAGGATTATAATATAGATTGGGACAAGGATACTTTTTGTATAATATATTCTAAAAATTATTCTAAGTTTAAGAAGAAGCAGATAGAGAGAAGGGATATGTTAAATAATATCAGAAAAGTACAGAGACTTAGTCCTCACGATTACAGATATAATAAAAGTGAGTTGATTGACTACCTAAAAGCTACTGTAGAAAGTTGGTCTGGAGAGTTAGAGACAGATGATATATATTGGGATTGTCTAGATGGATATGATATAGGTATTTCTGTTGATAAAACAATCGGTGATAGAAAGATATATAGTGTTCATACTTACAAGTTGCTAGAGGGAGAAGATGGAACCTTGTATGGAACTCCAGATGAGATAGCGTCTTTTAGAATATGTATTGTCTCTATAAGTAATAGACATACGAGAAATGAAAAAATTATAAAGGAGGTTTTTTAAATATGTTAATTGATAAAAGAAAATTGAAAAAGAAAGAAGGAATCGATCTAGACGAGATGGGATTCTCTGATTGTGGAGAAAGTTCTTGGGAGTTTATTGATGGAGAAGATTATGGAGATGGTGGTTGTGAGAGATGGAGAGACCCTAAGACTGACAAAGTGTATGAGATAATGTGGGATAGAGTTAGACATACTAATGATGCTGTGGAGGTATAGTAATGCCTATGCCTAATCATTGTATAGATTGCGACAAGGTCGCTGTAGTTATTGAGGACAATGTTCCTTATTGTGCAAAATGTTATCTCCATAATTTAAAAGGTGAGCCTACAACTGCTGATGAATTTAACAAACAACTAGATAGAACTAGAGAAAGTAAAAAGTAGTATATATATATAGCCCAACCAACAAAGATACTTACAATATAATCGCTAATCAAACGAAAAGCAAGCAGAAAATTATTTTCTTGTTTAGATACCCTAGTAAGTATTAATATTATATGTTAAAAATAATAGAATGAGAGGAGTCTTATAATGCCAGGAATTGGTTTTAAATATCCAGATGGCGAGACAATTACTTTTGAAGATGCTTTAGATAATGACAAGCTAGACTTAGAGAGAATGGGTGTATATTATACTGCTCTCAAAGAGATGTCTAAGGTCAGAGATCCAGACAGAAAGCCTAGTGTTACCGAGTTAATTAATGGAACCTGTCAAGCTTATCTAGAGAGAACAGAAGATTATTATTTAGACCCTCAGGCTCAAGCATTTGCTCTAGCTGGTACACTACATCATAAAAGATTAGAAGATAATGCTAGCGAAGAAGATGCAGAGATTCAGCTAGAAGGAATAGATATAACAGGAATTGTAGATTTATATCAAGAGTCTACAGAAACATTAATAGATTATAAAAATACTGGCTCTTTCAAAGCAGCTAAGGTTCTTGGTCTAGATTTTTATTTAGATGATGACCCTAGTGGAGCAGTCTATAAAAGGAGTGGTAGATGGGGCAAGGCAGGAACTCCTAAAAAAGTAAAGAGGTGGTGGAGGAATCCAGAGAAAGCAGACCTAGAGGATTGGGGTTGGCAAATAAATATGTATAGGTATCTATTAGAATCTACAGGAAAAAATGTAGAGAAGATGTATGTTCAGATGACAGTTCGAGATGGAGGTCTTATGGCTGCTAGAGATAGAGGAGTAGATAAGAATATATATTTAGTAGAGGTTCCATATATACACAACGATCATTTATTAGAATTTTTTACAACAAAAAGAGATGCACTACTTGAGTCACTTGAGAACAAAAAGACTCCGAGTAAATGTAGCGACGTAGAAACTTGGGGTGGGATAAAATGTCAAAGATTTTGTCCTGTCAGAGAGTTTTGTCCTCATGTATCTTTTGAAATAGGAAGCGAGTAATAGAATGAATAGCGTTTTTGAAAAGCTAGATAATATAGATGTCTCTGCTAAGTCAGAAAAGAAAGGTATGTTTACCTATCTTAGTTGGGCATGGGCAGTTAGGGAGCTACTTAGAGTTGCTCCAGATGCTACCTGGGAGACACACGATTGGGAGGTTAATGGGATTAGGCAACCATACATGGAGACAGAAGCTGGTTGCTTTGTAAAGGTATCTGTTACAGTTAATGATATAACTAGAGAACAAGTACACCCTGTATTAGATAATAGAAATCAAACAATAAAGAAGCCTAATGCTTTTGAAGTTAATACATCAATACAAAGATGTCTAGCTAAAGCAATAGCTCTACATGGTTTAGGTCTATATATATTTGCAGGTGAAGACTTGCCAGATACTTCTATATCATCAGATGAAATAAAGTACTTAGAAGCTATAGCAAAAAAAGTGGGAGAACCACACCTAAGTAAAGTTAAGAATGCACTAGAGAGTGGTAAGGTCAATAAGTCAAACTTGGAAAAGACAGTCCAAGCTTTAGAGCAGTTGATATCAAAAGAAAAAGATAAGGAGACAGATAATGTCTGACGTAGATAATATAATGGCTAGTGACGAAGCATATTACGATCCATCACAAGATATACCTATGCTGATTCCAGAGGGAAAGTATAAGGCTAATGCACTAGAGTTGAGTAAAAGAGAAGTTAAGGTAAGGAATCAGTTCTTAGCTGACGTATACGATATAATGTTTGAGGTAAGTGAAGATAATAAAGGTGAATCAGTTGAGAGCGATGGTAAGGAAGTAGACAAAGGTTTGTTCTCTGGTAGAAAACTAAAGTCAAAAGGTTTTTTTAGATTTAAAAAACCAGACCCTTCCAACGCAGACCACGCTGGTCTAGAAGAAAATAGTCGTTCTAATAAATCATACTTAGAACTATTAGATTCATTCCAGATTAAGACAGAGGCAGATAACGAAGGTAAATTTTTTCTACCAAATATAAACGAAAGTGATATATCTGGTATGCCTGTTATTATAGATGTAGTCCACGAGTCTTGGACTAATAAACAAGGCGAAGAAAAAGTATCTGCTAAAGCTCAGTCTATATTTATTTGGGAGGGAGCAGAAAGAAAAGAAGAAGAACTTCCTTTCTAGTTTATTGATCAGTCAGAGGGTACGGTTTTTTCATTGGTTTATTTATCGTACCCTCTAAATTTTTAGGAGTTTATTATGAAGATGTGCAGAGATTGTCTAAAGGATTTTGATTTATTAAATGATAATTTATGTAACGCGTGCAAAAGAAGAGAAGATATGTTTTGGGATGATTTATTAAAAATAATTACGGAGAGCTATGATGAAATTTAAAATGGTAGATGAGCTAGAATCCCTAGTAATAACAATGGGTTCTGATGCAGACCAGGAAGACGTAGATGATTTTGTAAAGTTTATATGGAAGAAGGCAGAGCAAAGAGGATTAGTGGTAACTAGAAAGGATAAAAGAGAAGATGAAGGTAGAAATTTGGAACGAGATAATGGAGAAAATGTGTGAGCTTATGGGCGAGAAGGATGGTATTGATGCCTGTGTGGAGGTCAAAAGAGAGGTTAAACCTAAGACTCCTATATATGACCTGTCCCCTAGAGATGATAAGCATTTAATTTTTAAGCTTAGAAAAATCTATTCTAAACATAGAGAATCTACTAAGCTAAATGGATATAATTTAGAATAAAAGATTTGGCAAGTGAGTATCTTTTCAGATATCAAATTAAGATTGAAAGGTCTTTTTGATGTGTGGTGGTTTACTTATAGGGTAAATATTGAAATTGATACGATTGGTTGGCACCCACTTGCCGTAAATTTAAATGGAGATAATAGATGTTAAGATCGAAAAGAAAAAAACCTACAAACAAAGAGTTGTATAGAGACATGGGTACTCTTTTTAAGCTTGTTAATTCTATAGGCAGTAATGTAGATTCAATGCGTATTGTTATAGAGAATTACTTAGATATGAAAAAAGATACAAAAAAGTTAGCAAAATATATAGAGAAAAAAGCAGAGGAAATGAAAGATGAAAGCAAGCGAAGTAAAGAAGTTCAAGAAGATAAAACTACCGAGTAGTTGTTCTCTGTGCAGCAAAGTCGATAGTGAATATTGGTACGCAGTACTTTCTTGTCTTACTCCAACTGAAATTAAAAACTATGATACGGAGGATTTACTTCCTGTAGTTGGAGGTGTTAGTCATTATGTCTTATGTGAAGATTGCAGTAAGAGATACAATGCCCAGCCTCCAGAGTATCAAATATTTATGAGGAAAAACTTAATGAAAAAAGCTAAATGTAATTGTAGCTGTGGGATGTTACTAGATGCCGAATAGAAGTAAGCAAAAAGGAAACAGATTCGAAAGAGAATGTGTTGGCATGGCAAAAGAAAAAGATTTAAAAGCGCAAAGAGCGTGGGGTTCTGATGGTCGATCTTTGGGAGAGCATGAAGAGGTCGACCTATTAATTAATAAACACAAAGCACAGTGTAAAGTAAGAAAGAGGATAGCAAAATGGCTAAAACCCAGCGAGGAAGTGGACATACAGATAGTGAAGGAAGACCGAGGGGAGGTTTACGTAATCCAGAAATACGAAGATTGGTTAGAGAGGGAAAAGCTTCTCCTAGTTCAGACATAGGTAGAACTAAAAATTCTAAGGCTCATAACGAGCATAGAAGAAAAGACTATGCTGTATTAGAAACTATGATTCATTATTTTGATGAGGAGTGGTTTGATTTAGACTCAGATAAGAGGCAAAACCAAGGAAGAACGAGAGAGAAAAACAAAGTTTCTTATGAGCCTGTAAGATGCAACCTCTGTGAGAGAGGCTGGGTTAATTACAAGGTATCCAAAGAAGGAGGTCACTATTATTTAGAGCAGGATTTATTTAAAAATATTCCATTAAATGAAGAGACCTGTCCAGAATGTTAAAACAATAAAGAAAGGAGTTGGTGTGGTGAGCACTTCAACAGAATTAAAAATAAAGAATGATTTGAGAAATGCATCGACAAGAGATAGAGTTAGAAAAGGATTATTAATATTAGGTAGCAAGACAGATAAGTCAGACGCAAGGATAGATACAAGTTCTCAGACTTATTTTTCAGATAAGTCTTATGCTAATATAAGTACAATGCTTAATTACTTTGACGATGAATGGTTTGATTTTGATTCATTAATTAAAGATAGGGTATCTTTAAAAATAAAAGGTAATATAGTAAGATCGGTGAGAGGTTCCTACGGAAAGATATCTTCACTTCCTTATAGATGTGAGAATTGCAAGAAACCTTTTCAAATATTTAAAGACAGAGCAAATGTAATATTAGATTATTTAGATGTAGATACCTATAAAAACATTCCATTAGAATATTTAAATTGCAGGGAGTGTTGATGCCTGTATCTAAGAAAGACAGATGTCCTACTTGTGGCTCTGTATATAAGGGTAAGAACCTAGAAAAACAAATTAAGTCAATGAGACTTTCACATAGCGTAGAATATGGAAAGCTTTTAGACCACATAATCTGGAAAATAAATAGCGTAAGAACAAAACCATTATCTGATAGAGAGATATTAGGATTCCTAACTTCAGTTAATGATTGCGATGACGAGATGGCAGTGATATCTATGAATAATTATATAGAAAAAAAGTATGCTATCTCTGGTAAGGGACTTCCTTATCTAGCATCTATGGTATTTAACTCTAGTGTTAATAAAAAATCAAGACAAGATTATGAGTTTAAATCTTTAGATAGACTACCACCAAGAATTGATGAGGCTTAAATGCACAATAAAGACACAGAAGAAGCTCTATTATATTGTATCATGAATAAACCAGAATACATAGAGTCATTAAGGAGGTGGATACCAGACAATAATGTATTCTATAATGATTTTAATAAAGATATTTGGAAAACAATATGTAAATTAGATGAAAAAGGTGAACCTGTAGACCTCGTATCTGTATCAACTAACTTTCCTAAGCGTAATTATCCTGATAGGACTTATACTTATGAGATAACCAGAATAGGTACGGATGGAGTCACTACAGCAAATGCAGAGTATCTAGCAAAAAAACTATATGAATATTATCTTCGTAGAAATATTGTTGATAATTCTCATAGGCTTATAAGTAAAGCCAACGATGACTCTGTAGAGTTTGACGATATAATAGAGCGGATCAATACAGATACTGGAAATATAATAAACACAAAGCCATCTAAGCATGAGTTTGATTTAGATACATTGCTTGAAGATACAGATGATTCTATATTTAAGAGTAGAGGTATTATAAAAACTGGAATATCTAAACTAGATAGTGTTATATATGGCATGACTCGTGGAGAGATTACTATTATAGCAGGTAGACCAGCGAATGGAAAGACTACTGTAGCAGCTAATGTTGCTAGAGAGTTAGTACTTAGTGGTAAGAGGGTTATGATGTTAAACAGAGAGATGCCTAATACGGAGATGATGAAGAAGTTTATAGCTATGGAATCTGACAGTCTATCGTATAGAAATCTAAGACATGGAGCCACTACCTCTAAGGTAGAGGTTAGGTCTGTAATAGACTATATAAGAGAAACGTATAAAGATAAGCTATTCATGTATGATTCTGTTCGTGATTTACAGTCTACATTTGAAGAAGTAAAAAGAATAAAACCAGATGTGATTATAGATGACCACATAGGTTTAATAGAGTATTCTTCTAATGATACAAGAGACGTAAGACATAAGATAAGAGAAACAACTATGAAGTATAAATGGCTTGCTAAATCACACGATATGTGTGTAATATTAGTATCTCAATTGAACAGAAACATTGAACATAGAATAGATTCAACTCCAAGATTATCAGACTTAGCAGAGTCTGGTTCTTTAGAACAAGATGCTGAAATGGTGGTGTTCACTCATTACCCTTATGTTACTAGATTTGGTCAAGCAGATTCAGATGGTAGGGTATGGGGTCAAAATGAAATGATGTTAATAGTATCAAAGAATAGATATGGAACTCCAGGAAGCGTAGAGATGGGATACTCTGGAGATAGTTGTAAGTTATTTAATGATATATTAGAAGCTCAAGACCATGAAACAAGAAAGAAGGTTAGTTTTGAAAACGGATTACTCGACTAGAAGAAAGGTAGCTAAGTGGGTTTTAGGATGTTATGACCTACAGCCTACAATATCAACAGATGATACTATTAATTGTAATGGCTACTACTTACCAGATGAAGATACAGTTGTTCTTAATCCAAAGCTAAGTGCTTACGATTTTATTGAAACAACAATTCACGAAGCAAAGCACGTTATGGATGCCTATAAGTATGGCATTGATAAGTTTAGAACTAGATATAACCAAGCATCTGTCGTAGCAGTAAATTGTGGTAACGATCCGTACTTAGATAATAAGTGGGAGGTTAGAGCAAATAATTTTGCAGATAGAGAAATGAAAAAGAAATGGAGAGATTTGTACAATGATTATAGTAAAAGCTGCGAAGAATAAACCTATAGCTAAAATGATTTCAGAGTTTAAAAAGAAAGTTAGAGAGTCTGGATTATTAGAAGAGCTGGAAGAGCGAAGGTTTTATACTAAGCCCTCCCAACTCAGGAGGGAGAGAGAGAAAAAATCAAAATTTTTAAATAGACAGTAGATTTACTCCTATGCTCATCATGAGGGGTGTGGTTTTATCCTTACTATGCCCCTCTCTTTCTTAAGAATCAGACGGTTTATCTTTAGTTAAATCTTGCAATCTTCCTGGAAATGTTCTCACTCTTTCTTCAAAACTAGGTTCTCTATACCCACCACTTAAACTATTTAAGAAATCTATAATCGTATCAGAAGAATATTTAAGACGATCTTTTTTCATAGGCATTTGACTAACATCTACATTAGTATTCTCTGCCATAGCTTCAGATAAAAACTCAGCCATATCAGCTTGTTTTATAATATCATCTATAGATTTAGGTTCTCCTACGTCACGAACCATCCCCTTAGAACCACCTCCTGTTAGCTGAGATAACAGCATCATTAATTGTTCATTCATTGCTCTTTTCCTTTTGTAATTTTTTCAATTCTCTTTTTCTACGCTTATTCTGTATCGCTAGTTTTAAGCGCAATCTTTTTCTGTTCTTAGCTTTTTTGTTTGGCATTATTTTATAGGGCTTTTTATATCTTTTACTGTTTTGTAAAAAGGAGAAAACCCAGACTGATTATATAGCTTTAATAAATTACTTAGAGTTTTCATATTTAAGCTTTCAGCAGCAGAAGCTTCTGACAACTCTAACATTTCTTTTGATAGTTTTTTTCCTACAGATCCACTTAAATTTTCTCTAAAAGCTTTTTGACTAAGAAGGGAACTTGCAACGTCTGGACTAAATTCAACAGCTTCTCTCGGAGCAAATGCTTCTATGTCATCGTAAAGTCTAGGATTTTTATTTTTTATAGACTGTAATAAATTAGATAATTTTCCTATTGATATATCTGGCTGCTTCCCAGATTTATCGCTTAGTTGTTTTACTGATTTAGAAATAGAACTAGACTGCTTTCCCCTTTCAGACATTTCTTTTAAAATTTGAGATATTTTTTTAGAGCCAGGTGGTATCATGCTTGCAGAACCTACCACACCAATTATTAAATTATCTAAATCTCCTTGGGTAAATTTATCAGTTGGTTTTCCAAATATATTTTTACCAGATTCAAATAAAACTTTAC